CGAGAGTCGGTTCGAAAACGAGGGGTTATGGTTTCTTGCCGTAACCCTGGCGAATTTTGGAAAAGCAGCCGAAAGCTGGCTTGACCAAGGATTCGTCGTCCCTTCGGACGTTCCTGGCTTTAAGAAAAAGCCGGGACGTCGTAATGGTCTCCCCCAATTTCTTGGGGGTTTCCTTGGACGTGTTTTCGATCCTAGTAGTGGCGTGTTATTCGATACGCCAGACATAGAAGCAATCTATGCTATCCGTCAGTTAACACTGATGTTTAGTAAGATCGCTCTCCCGGAGTTCCCTAATGCTAAAAGCATTTCCGGGTTCGACACTCCCAGTAGAGGCCACCGAAAGGTGGTTTCCGCTGAAAGAGAGCGTAAAGCTATGTCTGACTACGTCGAAATTGAGTCGGATGTCAAGGCATCGGATGCGCGTATAGACCCCCTTTATTGGGAGGACTTTAAACGCATTTCCGATATGTTGTTTGGCAATTTATTTGCCAAACTGGATAGAGATGTCCATTGGGGTCGTATGATCCCAAAACATGGTCCAGGCGCTGTCGCTGATAAGCTTACCAGTAATGGTAAGTGGAATCAGCGAACCTGGCCCGCTCGTCTTCAGCAATATTTTCCTGCTGAAGAGTTCCTTATTCCGAATCTTCGCTTTCGCGAGATTACGGATTCGGGACTTGACCGTCCGAAGCCCGGCGCCGAGTTGCCCGTAAGGGTCATCTCGGTACCTAAAACGCTCAAAACACCTAGAATTATTGCGATAGAACCTACTGCGATGCAATATGCGCAGCAAGGGCTATACCGCAGTATTCTAAGCGCGGTTAAAGAGGATGGTTTCCTCCGCCGTGCTATCGGATTCGACGACCAGGACCCTAATAGGGAAATGGCTTGTCGCGGGTCCCTCAGCGGGGACTTAGCCACACTCGATTTGAGTGAGGCATCCGATCGTGTTTCGAATCAGCATGTAGTCACTATGTTGTCTGACTTCCCCGAATTGCTTGGGGCTGTTCAGGCAGCACGGTCGACAAAGGCTGACGTACCTGGCCATGGTGTTTTACGCCTAGCCAAGTTCGCGTCGATGGGCTCAGCTCTATGCTTTCCCTTTGAGGCAATGGTTTTCTTAACCATTATTCTCTTGGGGATCGAAAGAGAGCTAGACTCGCCGCTTTCTCGTCGGAAAACCGTAAGGTTGTTCCGCGAGCGGGTGCGTGTCTTTGGGGACGACTTGATTGTCCCCAGAGACTATGTACTGTCCGTTGTTAGTGAACTAGAGGCTTTCGGCCTCAAAGTTAACACTAGCAAGTCTTTCTGGACCGGAAGGTTCAGGGAGTCTTGCGGACGGGAGTACTACGACGGCCATGACGTTAGTATTGTCAGGGTCCGCCAGGTACTTCCGACACAACGGCAGGATGCTAGTGGTGTGATAGCGGCGGTTTCCCTCAGGAACCAGGCCTATTGGTCTGGTCTCTGGCGGACCGCTTCTTGGTTGGATGATTATTTGGGCAAAATGTTGAATCATTTCCCAAATGTATCACCTTCCTCACCACTTCTGG